TTGGATTAGAGAACACTCCTGTGGTAAAAGTTCTATTTGATTTTTCCGTTATCCCCGTTGTAAATTCAAAATTACCTTGCGTTAAACCACCACCTGTAACAAGTTGAAATCCAACTGAATTATCGGAAAATGTACCAGCACCTGATGCCGTTTGTGGAGGACAAGTAAATTTTTCTGTAGCCATTATTGAGTTATGTTTGTAAAGTTTTTACTAAAATCTATATTATTACCTCTATCTTGTCTAACTTCATATAATAATGCGTTAAATTGGTCTCTAATTTCGTATAAATTGTATTGTTTGTAAATGTTATAACTATTATCGTAATATGTGTAGATACCATCATCCATAGATTTAGTTTGATTACCATAAATACCAATAGCCAATGTTGAGAAATCATGCTCACCAATTTCAATATCCAAAGTTATTGGATTAAAGAATGTATTTGTAATAATTACATTCTGATTTGGTTGGCCTATATATGGTGTCGCATTTGGCTTATTTGTTGGTGCCGAAGATGGTGTTAAAGTACAGAATAACAAATTAGTATTGTTATCCGTATATTTATATCTTATTGATTTTTGTGATGAATTTGTTAAGTTTTGAACTACTGGCTCACAAAAAAATGATGAGGTAATAATTCTAAAAAAATTAGGTATTTTTGTACCATCTGAGTTTAAATATTCAATTCTAAAACCAACTAATCCTTGACTAACAAATTTGTTTCTATAATTCGAAGGAACTTGACTTAAATCAAATATCAAACCTTTAACGTTTGGAAGTGCCGATAACACACCACAATCTAATATTGTTGTTCTTATTTGAGCTGGTCTAATAAATAAAGTATAGACACCAATTTTATTAAATTGTTCCGCAGGCAGTTTTAAATTATATAAACCACCCAATATTTCAATACCATTACTAACCCCCGTATCACTATTGTTATAGTAAGGTTTTAAAATAGATAATGCGTCCAACTTTGTTAATACAAAATTATCCGTTTCATCTCTTGATGGTGTATAATTTAAAATTATCTCAACATCCTCCGGACTTACGTCAGCCGGTCTTATTGTTCCATATGTTCCTGTAGCCATTCTATATTTTAGTATTTACATTAAAAAATTTATACCCGTATTTGACTAAATCTCCTACGTTATCAACCTCACCCAATCTTTCCACTCTTTCAAGGGCCGAGTTCTTACCCCTTTCTATAAATATATTAGATTGTACTTCTGCCTCATCAATTATTCCTAATAATAACTCATTTTTCACAATTGGCTCACAAACCACCATATTAGAGGTTAAACCTGAAGATTTTACCGCAAAAATTGTTGTTCCATCCGACCAATCATAATAATCAACATCATTAATTGTATAAGCAGTATATAATCCATCCAAACTTGTACCCGAATAAGTACCAATCATTCCTGTGTTACCCGTTACTTGAATCCCCGGTTTAAATTTAACAGAACCATATTGTTTTAAATCATTTAATGACGATATTGTATAACCTGTTATTAGAAAAGGTATTGATTGTCCAGTAAATGGTGGAACATTACCTGTATTAAATAACCATATATCATCAGTTGTCGCATCACAACTTGAATCCCCACTGAATATATAATCGTAAGAAAGTAGAGTATTCGACCAATTACCACCAGCTGGTTTGAAATGAGCTGTACCTTGTTTATTTAATGTTGTTGTACCTGTAAATGGTGGTCGAACTGTTTTTTTAATAATATTTACCCCCCAAGGACTCATACCTGACATAGTAATTGTATAATTCACATCAGTTGTTTGTGGGTAAAAATGTGATAAAGGTAATGTCGATGTTACAGGTTCAACATATCCATCCCCCCAATCAATAGTATATGTCGAAAATTCTAAATATTTTTTAAATTCAGTATCCGAAGTATTATAAAAATAACAATTATGTGGTTGCACACCATCACCCGAAAAAACAAAATTTAACATGGTATCTTGTTGCAAAACCATACCATCAAATACTGAATAATACCCAATATCAATTGTGTTTTCAGTCAATAATATTGGAATGGTTAACCCTGTTAATAGAGATGAACCATTAGTCCCACCAGATAACACTTCGGTCATTGATGAATAAACATAAGACGCACCTGTTAAATTAATTTTAAAAGTTTCTGATGGAATAATACAACACTCATTAACTATTCCGGTACCCGTTATAGTTCCTGCGTTATAAGTGACCTTAAAAATGTCACCACTAATAAATTCAGGGGATATTTTAATACGATAATCTCTTTCAGTCATATTATGGGTTTATATATTCATACCATTTTATTGAACTTGTCGTCCCAACTCTACCATTAACATCCCATACTTCATATGTTTTCTCATTATAATCCAATCTAACCTCATAATAAAAAAAATCCTCAGGATTAAATCTAAATAATGATGGAACCAGTGTTGATGCTTGGGGAACATTCATCATTTTAACAAAAACACCCAATCTAGCATCAAAAAACTTTGCTGTCATATAAAATTTACTAATATTTAAAAATTTTGTGTTTCTTAACCAATACAAAAAGAACCCTTCTTTATCCCCAACATAATCTAACTTAAATGACGGTATTTTAATCTCAACCGATGGTTGATAGGAACTAATCATAGAACTTACCGTGAATCCCTGTTGAACTGGTAATATTACCGTAAAATAATTAGTTTGGGTAATCGCATCTTTACTATCATAAAAATCCAATTTAAAAAATGACTTAGTAAATGGTTTTACATAATAGTATATTTCAGTAGTTAAAAAACCTTCAGGAATATAACTAACCTCCCAATCTGTTGAGACCGCAGTAGTCACATCACTTGACGGATTAGGAGGAACACCTCCATCAACACTAAAAAAATGAAAATCATATTTGATATCAGTTTTTGTACTATTATTATAAGGTGCGTGAGCAAATCTTAATACCTCAAAATCACCAGGAAACCCAATTATATCTTCCACAACATTTTGCTGATATTCATCTACAGCATTATCCTGTCCAAGAATATCCCATTTAATCTCAATTGGTATATTGATATATTTGTCGTTACCTTTTGGTAATGTAAATTTATAACTATTATTATTCACAATTGTCTGTTATTGGTTGAGCCGCCCCGTAAAGAGTTGCATAATTATGTAAACTACTTTCTATATAATTAGTGCCTTCCGGTATTATTCTAAAAATAAAATTCTCATATGGATAATGTTTTCCATTTAAAAACGGATAATCAACACCATTACCTGAATTATCCTTAAAACCATAGGTATATAAATCTCTCCAAATAAAAGAATTATATGTTGTTGAGAAATATGAATAATCCGGAACATCCGCCATATTCTTAATACTACCCGTCTCAATATAATCAGAGAACCCCCTAATTCTCATCAACCTATTTGGTTTGTAATAATACCCAAATTGATTATTATCATCTGTCGAACCTATATTAAACACATTCGAATTAAATGTAAATTTATGATACATTTCCGAAATAACTCTCTCTTTTTGTTCGTAATCATTCCATTCACAATAGTTACCATCAATAGTATCCCCCATCTTAAGTGATTTAAGATATGTAAACTTAATGTTTGAACCCACATATGTTGAGTAAGTATCAATAGGATATGGTAATCCATTTGAATTAACAAAATTTGAATTGGAATTATCCGACCCCCACCAAGATTGTGGTATGTTAAATGACGTTAATGGTGATAAATTAAAATCAAACCCTTGTTTTAATCCCACAGGATTTCCAACATTATCAACACCACCAAAAGTTAATCCAAAATATCCTTTCCATATCGTACTAATGTATAACTCACTTATTGGTCGTTTTTGATTATCCCTCAATTCATTTACATCAATATCTTTATTAAACGATAATGTATATGATTGTGAATTTTCTTTAATCGAAACTCTACTTACCTTATTTGGTGTATAAACACGACTTTCAAATTTTTTATTAGTACCAAATATATTTTTTTCGAATCCTGAATTAACTAAAACAGCATCATTCACATCCGTAATTATCTTATGTTGAATCACATAATATTTGGATGTTGTATCGTTGGGGTTTTCATTATTTATTACTCTCTTAAATGTACCGTCATCACCGTCACTAAAAATAGACATATAACCAATATTGAATATATTAACAATATATTCTTCCGTTCCTGGCAAACCATCACCAAAAGAAAATATTTGGTAGGTATTAACATATCCATTTAATTTAATCTTAATAAACTCAGATTCCGATAACCCGTGTTTAACCGGACACTTAAATCGAATTATTGAATTTCCACCCTCTAATAAAGGATTACCTGCACTATCTAAAATAACAACAACAAAAGGAATTCCATCAACAGCATTCCAAGTCAAAGGATTAACTAAATTTTCATTATTAAAAGACATAACTTTATCAATATTTTTATACGGATAACTAACAAAATGGTTCCAATTATATGTTGAAGCACTTCTTGAAATAAAATCAATATGAACTAAGGGAGGCTGTCCGGGCACTGTAGATGGGATTGGTATTGTATATCCCGAAACATTATAATCACTCCTAACAAAATCAAACTCATCATACTGTGGGAACCCTTCCCAATAAACCGATTGAGGATTAAGCTGACATTGCAATAGAGTTAAAGCATTCTCATTAACATAATATAAATTATTCTCTAATGGCTCATAATTTGTTAAACCACTATACGAGTTATTAAATAATATTTGAAACTTACAGACAGGTCTAAAAGTTGTTGATTTTTGTCTTTCATCATCAAAAACCTGAGCCAAATTAACATCAACACTCCTATCAAATTCTTGTAGATTTTTCGTGTTTTGAACTAACGGTGTAGGTATCGATAAATTAGTATTTGTTGATGTCTTATACCTTAAAGACCCTAACACTATTCTTATATCATCCATCTTAATTTATAATATTACTATTGTTTATCCATTTTGTTCTAAATCTATCAAATGATGAAGAACCTCTTTTAAGACCAAAATAAAAATGAAACGGAGCTCCAACAGTTACATTCTGTTCATCAGATTGATTTCTATCCCAATAATTAACAAGAGCTGTAATTGAGTTATTTTGCATCGGAGAACCACCTGGTGTTGAAGGTGTTAAACTATTACCCTCAGTAACCGCATATATATACCCTTTAAAAAAATCAACTTGAGATTGATTTGTTGTTCTAAAATATCTTGACGGTGGTGATAATCTATCTAAAGATTGATATTTCGATGAATAAATAGTATCGTAATTCCAATCATTAGACTCTCCACCAAAAATACTACCTTTAGTATCTGTTAAAATACTCCATTGAGATAATGGAACTTGTTGAGAATAAACAGGGAAATTATTAAAAACACAATCAGGATTTGAATTATTACCCGATGAATTAATAATTGTTCTTTTTGGTGTAATATAATCTCTAAGTTGAGTATCTGACGAAAAGAATATACCCAAAGAATTATCACAATCAAAAAATATCGGATTTTGAATTTCAGGAAACACATTAGCCGTTCCGGTACCTGAACCAACACCCGTAGCAATAAACGTAGTCCCCGCAGTATTATTTGGAGAACCAATTGACGTAAATAATGTCGTTCCTGGTGTTGTTATTTTATATTGAATTCCCGTAACAAAACGTCCTGCCGTTACTAAAGTAGGTGCGTCAGGATAATTTGATGATTGAAATGGATTAACCCCTAATTCGGAATTAATCGATATTAATTGAGCATAATCAGCATCAATTAAAAATTTACCATTTCTACTATTTTGAAAATAGGCAAAAATATTAAGAGCTCCTAACGCATTATTTAAAAAATTGTTATTCATAAATCTACTAACAATAAATAAATTAAGAATCTCATCAACGTGAGAATATGTTGTAGTATCTAACTTATTAACTAAATAACCATCATAAACATCCGACATTATTAACTCTTGTAAAAAAGCCGACCTAGGTCCTAAATCCATAATAGTTGTTGGATAATTTAATTTACCACTAAAAGTTCCCGTAATAGGATTATAAGGTGAACATCGATAATAAAAACTTCTTGATGTATTATGATACATTATAACATCCGTACAATATTTTGCCACCGGATAATTTGGTGGGCTATCTGTAGGTGCTGTAAAATATTTTACCTCATTTTTAAATGGGAACGCATATAATACACCATTCACCCAATTATTATTAAATCGATGAGAAAACACATTTCGACAAGCACCAAGCATTACCATATTTCGAGCTATCCACTCAAACATTAATTCCCAATCTCTAAATATTGAAATGAAAATTGATGTAACAAAAATATAACACCCACCCTCAAAGATTGTCTCTCCATTAAATTCTAAACAAGGGTTTCCTCTTGGTTTTATTAAAATGGAACTATTAACCGGTGATTGATTACAACCATAACATCCCAAATTAACCGAACCTTCACAAGTAAATGTATTAATAACTTGATTTATTTTTGGAGAACCACCTAAATCTTCTCTAACATCATTTAATGAACCATTACCTATCGAATCTGTTGGTCCCGCAACTGAATTTATTCCTACAACACCTTTATCTGGTATTTGATATATTGATAATTTACTATTTTTTTGTAAAACCCGCCCATTACAACAATATTCTTCAACATTAGTACTTGTAGGTAACCTATCCCCTCTCATCACAATTTGGTTCTCAGTCATATTAGGAAAAGAAATAAATGTAGGTGACGGAATACTACCTAAAGTGAAATTCATAGTATTTCCCGTTGTATCATAAATTGGTGAATAATAAAATGTCTTAACATTTACTTCCGGTGGGGGATAAGAACAAATATCACTACAACAATCTACAACAAGAGGACTTGTCGGAATTATTGACATCATATGTAACATCGAACCTCCCTCAACAATTTCATTAGGAATATAACCTTCATTCTTACCTGTTGTTGTGTAATATTGTGAAATATCTCGAGTCATCCATGGTAGAGACCAATTAACACAATCACCATTTGAATCAGTCCAACAACCACACGCATCACAATTATTCCCTGTAATATCATCATAAACACAAGTTTGTAATTGATAATGATAAGTTGGTGTTCTACTCCAAGAATATGTAAATCCATTTGCCAAACTAATACATAACCCGTGGAATGTGTCTGCAATAGCACCATCACTTAAAGGTGGTGTCTGAGAGAATAAAGGTACATCATCACCAGTATTGGTTGTTCCATTACCAGGTTGTATATTATTACAAGTTGGTTTGTAATTTAAAGAACGATTATCTAAACTAGAATAATAACTAATTAAATTTGAATTAAACCCTGAAAATCTTGAGGTTTTTTGCGTCCAAGTTGTTGCTGTTAAACCTTGAGTATACCCTGTTACCCATCCCCAAGTTTCTTTTTGATTATCACAATAAGAAAACGAATTAAAATACAATTGTTGTCCGGCATATCCTGTTTCATTATTAACATTTCCACCTACAGGCACTGAATTACCACCAACCCAAGTTAACCCATCAACATAATTTTGAGTACTTGTACTTGATAATGGCGTCCAAGGAGATGTTGGTGTTGTAATAGCTCTATCACTACTGTTATGACTAATATTTTTATAACTCCCTTGAATAGGTATATTCATACGGTATAACCCTCTAACTTTTACCTCACTTTCAGAACTATAACCAAGAAGTTTACCAATACCATATTCAATATCAATCTTATTAGTATATGGGTCAACACCTCTATTTAATATTACAACATAGTTATCATTAACATTTTTAACATAAGTCATAGAATTTAACACATTAATACCTGAGGGCGTTAATGGTGTTTGTCCAAAGGTCTCTATATTAATGAATCCTCTATACCCCGCAACATAACCATTAGTATTATTATAAAGTTGGAAAAAAGTTGTATCATTATTAAAATATTTTTCATTTAACGAATTTGGTAATTGAGTCGAACATTGACCGTTAAATTGATTATATGTCATTCCCGTTATAACTTGGAAATATTCTATATCAATAGGAAACTTATGATAATTGTTTGTTGTGTCCGCAGTAATATTAACAACATATACCGGAGATTGTGTATAACCATTACCATCAAACCTCGAATAATTAACTTGAACTGTAGTATTATTACCAGTAAATGTTGTCCCTGTAATTGCGTAATTATTATACTTATTCTTAATACCCCCCGTTAAATTTGGGTCTTTAGTAAAAGAAGGATTTTGAAATGATATCATTTGCCCCGCAGCAAATTTCTTAGCCGTGGTTTTATCACATAAAATTACAATAGTATTGTCATAATGAACTTGAGGTTGAGTTGGTTGGAAATTAACAGATATTCTATTAACACCACCACCAGGGTTATTAGCATTTTCATCAAAATATTTGGCCTTAACATTAAATAAATTAATTCTATCAGCAAGAGGTAACCCGTTTGTAAACCAATTCCAAACTTCCGTCGAAGAGTTACCTCCCGACCCTGTTGTTATAGTTTCTAACTGTAAAAAAGGTGCCCCAATAGTTGATGACCCATACTGACCATCATAAGTATAACCAGCAAAATCATTAGCAAAGATGGTTTTTCTTTGACCATTAAACCCTGTTGGGTTTTCCTGTATATTGTATGTAGGTAATTTAAACCCTGAAAAAGTAGATAAGGGAGCAATAGTCATACCATTATTTAATGTAGACATTGGTTTAGGGTCTGAAGATATTGTATCACAAGGAGTTAATTTACCAACTTCAGTATTTGGCCACCCATCAGGGTCAGACGGTTCATTAATACCCTCACCTTGCTCACAAGAACAAAGATTACAATCCGGATAGGTTAAAATAGGAACTTTTACATTCTTAAAATAATCCTTTAACCCCATAACTTGTTTTATTAAATTTTTTATATCTTCAAAATCCGGACAATCAGGAGAATCCCCAATACTAACATAAGGTATTGAATTAATAACATTAACAATCAATTTTACAAAATTACATAATAAAACAACAATACTACCTACAACAACAATAACTAAGGAAAGTATAATACCTGTCAACCACGCAACAAAATATAAAATATGTAATAAAAGTATTAAAGAGAAAAAAATCGGTGTTAACATAACACTGAAAAACATAAATATTATGTATATTATATCAAATCTAAATGTCCCATCATTAGTCGGGAATTTATTGTTATCACTTTCACAGGTATCTTCTAATATATTTTTAATCCCAATATATCTTTCTGTTCCACTACCATACTTATGATTATCAATAAACTCAGAAATCGTATAAACTTTATTATATTGCATTAAATAAAATTTATCATCACAGTTTATTGCGTCTTGAATCATTTGAGAATTTCCATAATCATTCCAATCAACACTAAACGAGTATGAATTTAAATTAAAAGGTTCAGGGTATTCTCTAATATTTGGAACTAAATAATACGCTCGTTTAGTAACATCAGACAATGATGGTGATTGAGACCATTTTACTTTAAACCTATATTTAGATTTTGTTGGAATACCCACTTCAGGGTCATTCGATAATACCTGTTCTCCAAACTCATTAGTTATATAATAATCTAAATTCATCGGAACATCTATTAACCAAGCCCCGTTTTCATCAATTACTTTACCCCCACTTTCTAAACTAAAGTTTTCAAGAATTGGTAACCCATTAGAATCTTGATTTATTGTTTGTCTAATAGATAATATTTCACCCGGACCCGCAATTAAACTACATAAATAACCAGATTTATTTGTTGGCTTACAATTAGATTTTAAAGCGTTAGTATTAGAATCAGAAATTATTGACCCCATAAAAACCGCTGTTGGTCTAATATCAATTTTCGACTCACTACTCAAGTCAAAATCAGTTCTTGTAATTCCTAAATTACAGATTTCAGGCTGACCCCATAATGGTTCAACCTCAATAGATTTACTAAGATTAATAATTTGAGGTAATTCTCGTAAATTATGTGACGATTTAAAATTAGTTCCCGAAACCTGAGATTCTGTTGCCAACCCCATTCGAATTAAATCTTGGGGTGATAATGAAAATTCACCAATATCGGATAAATCAACATCCATTACAATTGTATGAGAACCAACTGGAACCCCAAATATCATATAATCACCACTTTGATTTGTTACGGCATTATATTTGTAATATTTATCATAAACCTCAATTAAAGTGGGGTCTTTAAGTACATCATTTCTAGTGAAAAAAGTTCCTGTAGGTATGTGCTCACTATATGATTTAACATATGGAAGTAGATTATATCTATAACCATCAGAATTATTATCTAATAATGATTTGTAGGGATATAATTCAGATATAATAGGGTTTTTTTGGTCTTCACTATCTATAGGAATAAAAATAGATATTTTAGCGTTTGGAACACCAAATCCGTTATTAACGCTAACTCGGCCAATAATAACACCATAATCCGAGCATTGTCTTGTGTAGATATCACTTTGTAATATTTTTAACGATAAAATCTCCAAGTGCTCAAACTCTTGTTCAATTAACACTTTTAAAGAAGTATCTACACCGACCTTCGTTCTTATTCTATATGATTTTGACATTTTTTATCTTTTTTAATAAATAGTTTATACACTATTTTTAAAAGATAATTCATTATTATTAAAAATAAATTATTATGAGAAGTTAACAGTTTTTAAGTTTTTAACTCTAATATTGATATCTTTGTTAGGATATTTTATTTGATAGGTTTGATTTGGTTCCGCAAAAATGGTATCATCAATTAAACCTATTTGATAAGTTGAACTATCCGAATATTTTTGAGATGTTTGAGATGAGGAGTATTGACCCCCAACTTTATTGAATACTTGTATATCAGATAATGAAACAACACCGTTTTCACTCTGTATTAATCTTCTTAATTCTGAAATATTGACATTTTCTCCCATATGTCTATTTGCTGGGTCAAAATAATCAGAAACAATTGTAATAATTTGAGAAATAACCGTCCCTTGATTTTGTGTGTTATCTAAAACAACATCAATGTTAAACCCTAAATCAATAACATTAGCACTTTGTATTGATACATAATCATTTATCATACGATAGTTTGATAAATAATTTGCAACATTATTTTTTAAAGTATTTGATATTACTTCCGTTAACCTACCTGTTTCATCATAAGATAACATTTGTACAATAATTTTATTATTGTTTTCTGTAATTGAAACTTTTGCCGGAGCACCAAATTGTGATGGCATTGTTCTAATTATCGACTCATAATCATTAACCGTTACAGCTCTTTTTTGTGATGAAAAGTTATACGATACCAAATTTCTAACTTCTTCCGTAGTTGGAAAACTTGCCCCACCGATTGCTGCTGTTACATTATTACATCGTAACGAATTAACCACAGTTGTATTAACACTATCCGAAGGACCATTAACAAAGAATGATACCGTACCTATTTGAGTAATTGCATTAACACCAAGATTACAACCAACACCCCCACCAACTCTATATTGAACAAATAAGGTTGTGTTCGCCTTCAAAGAACTACCTAACGCTAAGTTATTTGAGTATTTATATAAATTTAATTGATAACCGTCTTTAGCAAATTCTCTTAATTGTTCATCAGCAGATTGATTACCACCACCAAAAGTCATTTTTAAAAACCCTTCAGGTGTGAATTCTGTTATAAATTTATCACTAGTTTGTATATATTTTCCAACTTTAACCCCCGGAGCATCTGATACTTTGGTTGGGTCCTCAACAAATACTCTATCTTCCGCCAAAGAATCTACTTCATACCATCTATTATTTAACCCTAAAAACTCTTGTACTGATGGGATATTTGTATATTGAGTACTATCTTTTAATAAAACACTAGTCACCCCTAACACGTTTTTGTCCGGTAAAAATAATTCATAAAAAGGTTTAACATCATTTGGAGTTATAACTTTTTTAAATACTTTTGTTGTACCATTAACAACAGTTTCTCTTTTAGTTATTGTATAATTTAATAACTTGTTATTTGAGTCAAAATTAGGTATTTTTAATCTATTAGGATATCCTTCATCATTAACTGGGGATGTAAAATCAATGTCATAAACGGTTTCAAATACTTGTCCCGCACCATTAACTTGAGAACCCCTTCTTAAAATACCACAATACCTTAAATCTTCCTTATCACCATAAGCAGGAACCGTAATTGAGAAATCAACTAAAGCAACTGATGGTCTCATTCCCGGAACTTTTAATCCATAAGTTTTTGCGATATTAAAAACTGATGACCTTTGTTGTGCGAATTGAAGTACTGTCTCCTGAATACTTCTATCAATATTAAATTGTAAGTTATCTGTAACCGCAGCATTTAAATCTAATAATACTGAAAAAACCGACGCATCATTAAAGTTTTGAATTGTATCAGGATAATACGTTTTAGTAAAGTTAATTAACTCTGTTCTAATTGATTGGAAATCTCTTGTAGTATAGGAAATTTTCTTGTTTGCCATAATTTTATATATTAATAATTACAAAGTCACTACTATTAAAAACATCATTATTTATGATATAATCAATTTTAACTTTTGCAGTATGTTCATTATTTGAGATGTTAGGTACTCTAAATACTCTTTCATCGTTATCGTTTATATAACTTCCTTTATCTTCATCACCATCGGATGCCGCGGTAATACTAATTTTAGTTATTCTTATTCCCGGAAGATATATACCCGCAGATTCTCTTATTTCTGTTTCTATTTCTGAAAAAGTAGGTCCATCTAATGGTTCAAATATGAACTCATATAATCTTGTACCAAAATCAGGTAAATAATATCTACTACCCTTTTTAGATAATAAAAGATGTATTAAATTAGACCTAATCTCTTGGTCATTATAATCCGATAAATCTAAATATTTCCCATCAAAAGAATCTCTGAAAGGAAAAGTTAACCCATATGTTGTTCCATCTGCCATAACTATAAATATAGTGTCGTGATTATTTCTTATAAATAGATTAAAATAAAAAATCACGACACTAATGTCGTGATTATTTTATTTAAGAACCACATCCGAAACACTCAAACTCGGAATCCGAAGGTTTTTGTGTTAAATCAACGGTTGGTTTCTCAATTGGTTTTGATTGACTCACTTTTGATATATCAACAGCTAAGTGTTTAGCTCCGGTTGATATCGCCTTTGTTCTAACATAATAACAAAGAGTTTTCAACCCTTTACCCCAAGAATGGAAGTGTGATGATGAAATCTTTGATAATGTTGGTTCAGACATATAGATATTCATTGACTGTGATTGGTCTATGAATGGTGCTCTGTCCGCAGCCATATCAATCAATTCTCTTTGAGATATCTCCCAAATTGTTTTGTATTTTGGAATTAAATGTTCTATTCGTTTAACCTTCTTATTATAATTTTTATCTTCCGGGTCCAAGTAATGATTAAAATTAATATTTTGTACTGACCCTTCATTCATTATAATCTCATTTTTCAAGTCCTCACACCAAACACCTAACTTTTCAAAATCGTTAATTAAGTATTTATTAACAATTAAAATTTCACCACCGACAACACGACGATTAAATAATGCCGAGTGAGCCGGTTCTGTCATTTCAAATGAACCTGTAATCTTAGCCGAAGACGCAACTGGCATCTGAGCCGTGAATAACGAATTACAAACACCGTGGTTAGACACTTCTAATTTAAGTGAGTCCCAATCCCACATTCCACCTAAACCTTCATAATCTAACCCCCACATATCAAATTGGAATATACCTTTTGACATTGGTGACCCATTAAAAAAGTCGTATGGTTTGTATTCACCTGTTTTACATAGATTCATACTTTCAGTGATTGCTGCGAAGTAGATTGTTTCAAAAATCTCTTTATTAAGTTTCTTTGCTTCTTCAGTTGTAAAGATATAATCCATTAAGAAGAATACATCAGCAAGACCTTGTGTTCCAATGGCAATCGCTCTTTGTTCCAACCCACCTTTTCTTCCTTGTTCAGTTGAATAACTATTGATATCAACAACTTTGTTAAGTGCTCTAACAACCTTTCTAACTTCACTATAAAGTAATTTGAAATCAAATTCTCCTTTTATGATGAAGTTCTTTAATACCATAGATGATAACGTACAGATTGCTGTGGTGTTCTCATCGGTGAATTGGTAAATCTCATTACATAAGTTAGATTGTTTAATCACTCCGATGTTTTGATGGTTAGTTTTTCTGTTAGCACTATCTTTAGAACATAAGTAAGGAACTCCGGTTTCAACCTGAGATTCAATAATCTTATTCCAAATTGTTTGTGCTTTTACTTTCTTACCTAAACCAAGTTCAACTGCTTTGTTGTAATTTGATTCATACTCATCACCGTAAGCTTCTTGTAATGGTTTGATACCCGCTTTGATAATTTCGTTAGGACAGAACAAATACCAATCATCATTGTTCTTAACTGCGTTCATAAAGTTGTCCGGTAACCAAATTGAGGTAAATAAATCTTTTGCTCTCAACTCCTCAGCACCCGTATTCTTTTTGATTTCAAGTAAGTCCATAATATCCTTATGCCAAGGTTCTATGTAGATAGCAGCACTACCCGGTCTTCTTCCTTGTTGGTTGAAGAATCTTAACCCTTCATTAACAATCTTTAGGTATTTCAATAAACCACCCGCAAATCCTCCTGATGAGTTAATACGACTTTCTTTACTACGAATGTTAGACATACATAACCCAATTCCAGCCGCATCTGACGAATAAGTTGAAATGTCATTAAATGTATCCAACAAACCTTGTCTTGAATCTCCGTTATTGTACTTCAACACACAAGACGCTAGTTGAGGTGTTTTGGTACCCGCATTAATCATAATTGGTGTTGCCGGAGAGATAAGTTGATTCGATAACGAATTATAGTATTCAACCGCCTCTTCAAATGATTTAGTCACCCATAAAGCAACTCTCATATACATATGTTGAGGTCTTTCAACTACAACACCTTTAGGTGTTTTCAACAAATACATTTCCTGTAATGATTTCCACGCAAAATAATCAAAATTGTAATCATTCTCGTGATTTATTACCGAATCAATATTTTCAGGACCGTATTGAGTAATTGTATTGATTAAGATATCATTAATAATATCATCGTCATATAAACTTTTCATTGTATTACAGAAACTTTCATCAGTCTCTTTGTGATACGCAGATATTGCCACAGATGACGCTAGTCTTGAGTAATCGTGATGACTACCAGTATAAGCCGCAGCAATCTCGTAAACCAATTTATCCAACTCTTTAGTTGTAATAACACCTTCAGTTGGGACCGAAGTAATCACTTTAATGAACACCTCATCAGCATTAACTTTTAACCCTTTAGAAGCTTGTTTAACTCTATTGTAAATTTTTTGGGGGTTAAAGGATACCTCATCACCCCCTCTTTTTCTTATTTTTAGTGACATCATATTAAAAATCGTCTGTAAATGTTAATGATTCTCCTAACTTAGCTTTTTGATACTCCATTGTTCTTGATTCAAAAAAGTTACCCTTTGTTTCAACAGCGATTTGTTCCATAAATTTAAATGGTTGTTCAACATTAAAATGTTTTTTACATCCAAACTTAACTAATAGTCCATCAGTTACAAATTCAAGATATTGTTTCATTAAATTTGAATTCATACCAATTAAAGATACAGGTAATGACTCAGTAATAAACTCTTTTTCAATTTCTAATGCTGATAATAAAATTTCTTTAATTCTTTTCTCCGTTGGTTTGTTTTCAATATGATTGTTAATCAAATGAATCGCAAAATCACAATGTAAGTTCTCATCTTTGAAGATGAGGCTATTAGCATTACATAATCCTTGCATAATCCCTCTTGATTTCATCCAAAAGATTGAACAGAATGAACCTGAGAAGAAGATACCCTCAACCGCCGCAAACGCTACTAATCTTTCTTGAAAAGACGAACTTTCTATCCATTTCAATGCCCAACTAGCTTTTTTCTGAACAGCAGGTAATCTATCTATTGCGTGGAAACATTCATCTTTTTCTGTCTCATCAGACACATAAGTATCTATTAATAATGAATACATTAAGGAGTGAATATTCTCCATCATAATTTGGAATCCGTAGAAGAACTTCGCTTCAGCATATTGAACTTCTTTTAAGAAGTTCTCAGCCAAATTTTCATTCACGATACCATCAGATGCCGCAAAGAATGCTAATATATTTTTAAGGAAATATCTCTCATTATCAGATAGGTTTTCCCAATCTCTAATATCATTAGATAAATCAACTTCTTCCGCTGTCCAAAACGCCGCTTGGTGTTGTTTGTAAAATTCCCAAATATCATTATGTTCTATTGGGAAGATAACAAATCTCTCATTATTTGGTTCTAATATTTTTTCTTTCATATTAATTAATTTGTTGTTGGTTTTTTTCTTTTCTCTTATCTAACAAGTCCTTGATTCTCTGTCTATTTCTTTCTTCAGTTTGTTCTTCTAACCCTAAGAATGTTACTGAACTCTCAGTATCAATCTCTAACATACCATTATCGAATTTACAATTCTCAAAGACAACACCATCATCACCAATACGTGATTTAGTAATTGCTATCGTCGCTAGTTTCATTTCTTTTTGCTGTAGAGATTTAGCCACGGAAATGATTACGTGTCCAACCTGAGCTTTTTTGATAGAACCACCCATTTGGTCGGTAGTTACAACATCTGAGGATATTGAACTTCTATTACCCTGAGTTGCAGTCCATCCAACTAAATCAAGTTCGTGACACATAGATTCAAAACCTCTCATCACAGACCCTTCAGATTTCCATTCATCTCCTAAGTTTTTATCCGGAACCACACAGTCAATGTAGTCCAATAATACCATATCAATTTTAATACCTTCAGAAATCATTTTTCTAATTTGATTCTTAATTTGCATCATTGTTATAGTATCAGATGGAAGTTTTTTAAGTATTAATTCATTAGGCATTTTCTCCTTAATTTCTTGAACTTTAACCATAACTTCATCTTTTCTTATAGACAATTCATCCGGATGGATTTTTGTCCATAATGTAATGTGTTTTCGTTGGATAATCTTCGGATTATCCTCAAAGAATATTTGTAAAACATTATACCCCAAATTAAATGAATGATTTGCAATTTTTGTAAGTAAAGTAGATTTACCTACACCTGTTGGTGCTAAAATAACACCGATTTCACCTTTAGCCAACCCACCTTTTAAAAGTCTATCTATACCCGGAATACCCATCGGTATCGGATGACGATAATCTTCGTTTAAAACATCATCTAAGTTACTAAAAACACTTTCAGTTCCCTTATCGTGTTCCCCTACTTGTAATGCCTTACTAACCATTTCCTCTAATGTATCATAACTTTCAAACTCACCAGTATCGATGATTTTTTGAGCTTTAACCATTACTTTTTGTAACTCTTGTTGTTTACAAAATTTCATAGATTTTTCTTGTACAAACTCAGCACCTTCTAACGTGGACTCCTTAACTTTTGTAAGGGTATCAATAATGATTTTTGCCGCCAGAGGTTGTTGTATCTCAGATTTTGTGATTTGTTCTAAGGTGTCAAAGGTTGGTGTGTGTTCGTATTTTGTGTAATACTCTTTAATCATTTGAATGATTAATTTGAAATATTTATTCTCAAAATAACTTGTTTCAATCACATCTATAATTGACCTTGAGAAGTCTTTATCGATAATGATTTGGTTTAATAATTGTATCTGAAATGTACTACCTAGATACTCAAAATTTTTGTTTGACGCCATATATTTTTCTTTTAGTGTATTAATAAATACTATACACTTAGGTTAACTTCTAGATATTTTTTTGTTAAATCTTTTGACGAAAAAATGTCAGTTAAATTCATTAATAGGTTTTTTAGGTGTGGGCGTACATCCACAGTATATCTTATCTTTGGAGGGTATACTTTAGCATCCACCTGTCTATGACAAATTGTCACATCATTTTGTTTGATGAAGATGTTGAAGTACTCCGGACCGTCAGTATAAGACGTTTCCAAAATAGCAGGATTGTTCACAATTTCGTACATATTATCCGTCATATACGTTACGGTTTTCAACGACAATTGAGTTTGAATATCGTCTTTAAATTCACGAAGTAAGTCATAAAGTTCTAACGAGTTTTTTCCCTCATTATTGAACTCTCTTACGTTAAAAAATCTCTGCACAATGATGTTATCATTTACCATCATTAAGAATTCTAATTTTACCGAATCTTGGTCTTTCATAGTTTTAATTAATTGTTTTTATAATTTCTTTTTTCTTTTCTTGTTAGTTTTAAAAAGGGTCTAACAAAATTAACCCACGCGTCATCCCCCTTCGGTAGATACTTAAAAAACCCATCTTCCATCATCATTTTAATAAGTCCCCTATGACCCCTTCCATCAGGGTCTAAGGTTTCTTTATAATATAATTCAACAAGTTCTTTAGCACCATCAGTAATTAATGGGTTTGATAAATTTATAATTTTTTCGTTAATAACAAAAAACTCATCACCATACACACCACTTTTAGTTTTTCCGGATAAAAGATTTTGTAATGTCTTATTACCCTTGTTTTCCTTTAGTAGAATTTCAGCCTTTTCTAAAATATCGGTAATAGAAACGGTTTTTTCAAGTAGCTCAGGAAAAAACTTTATAAGAGTTTTCTCACCCAACCCTGAAATACCGTCAATATTGTCCGATTTATCTCCAGATAGAATTTTATAAGTCCTGATGTTTTCGTGGGGAAATTCGTAAAAATCACATTTGATTTTACTTCCTAAATGATAAGTCTCTTTGGTTCTTGGATAATATACCGATACCTTATCCGATATAAGTTGGGTAAGGTCTTTATCCCCCGAATAGATAGTCTTTTGTTCGTTTTCCGAGATTTGGCAGTAGTAAGCAATCAAATCGTCGCCTTCGTTATTATCTACGTTGATTTGTCTTATATAACATTCCTCCAAGTATTGTTTGATTCTCTCTTTCTGTTCTTCAAAAGATTCATCTTTGAAATCTTCGGTTATACGTCGTTTTTCTTTATATTGGGGGTAAATAAGTTTTCGGGCGGATGAATTATTATCACCATCCCACATAACAACAACCTTATCAAAATTTTGTTCGTCTATAAAACGTCTAATTGTATTGATAAAATGCCATAATCCTCCTATGTGTTTTCCGTTGTGGTAAAAGTCTTTAACCCCGCAAAACCCAATCTTAAGTAGATTGTTTCCATCCACTAATAGTGTTTTAGTCACTTGTTTTGTTTGTATTCGTTACTATAAAATTTTGTTACTCTTTTTCAAATTATCCTCAGCCCATAATGGTTGAAGATTTTCATAATGACACAACTTATAAAGTTCGTCTTCTGTTTTTGCCGATGATAATGGAATGATGTGGTCAATATGCCACTCACTCCTGTTATCCCAACTCATACCATCAGTAAATTGGGTTTCTAAATGTTCTTTTAAAAATTGGGGAGAACAACCCACAATATCAAAAGTTTTGTTAGTTTTGGTTATGTTAAGTTTCTTTAAATAACCACATAATCTAGACCTCATATTCATTAGTAGTTTGAATTCTGGGTCTATATTTTTTCTATTTGTCCAATAACTATTATACTTTTCCCGATTATTTTTAATCCAAACTTTCTTTTTTTGTGATTGAACATCTTTAGTTCTCTCCCAATAATTTTTGTTTTGTTTTTTATATTCTTCGGGATTATTTTTTCTCCAATTTTGTTTTTTTTCTAAATGACAAATTTTACAATAATTATTTTTTTTATAAAAATCGGTTATTTGTTTTTCAACATTACATTTACTACAAACTTTAGTTTCCATTTTTAATATATTCTTTTAATAATTTATTAACAAGGGAAGATAAATTTATAGATTTATCCTTAAAGTATTGAGGTAATTCAGGGTCAATCGCAACCGAAACTTTTACCTTTTTTTTATCTTCATCAATCTTATGTCTTCCCATATTATATAAATATCTTAAAAATACTTAAAAGTAGTAATAGTATCAATTTTTTTAATCGTCAGAATCGTCTTCACTATTTTCATCTAATATCAATTCACCGGTACCACTAAGTATCGCACCCCAATAACTAGAATATTGTTTTTTATATTTATCTAACGCCTCTTTTGTATCCGCAATATATCCTTGAGGAACCGCAATAATTTTCCCATCCTTAAACGCAATACCATTTACGTGATTTTTTAATATTGATACTTTTGTTCTAACAGCATAAGATACGGTTCTACCATTTTTAGTTGCGGTTATATGATTAACTCCAGCATTTTTTTGGTTACCAAATAAAAATACTAAAGAAGATGCCAAATATAACGCCTCACCGCCTTTAGGTTTAATAGAAGGCTGACCAAATGGTGAGTCCGGCAATTCAACCCAAGGTTGTACAATTACAACTAAAGTATTGTAATAAGGATAATCCTCTTTTTTTGATTTTGTTATTCTTGAATGTAACCCCATACCTATTCTTTCTGATAGTACTCTAGCATTGTGCATAGACCCCCCCTTACCTTCAAAAGTCATTTGACAGGGAATACTACCAATACTATCAAAGAAAAAAGCAACATTATACGGTAATTCACCTTTTTCTTGAGCATCTAATATATCATTCATAAAATCAGTCGCCTGTTCTATTGTTTCAAAAGAATCGTTAAAAATAAAATGACCGTCCCACTCACCATTTTCATTTTGTTCCGCTTGTAACCCCAATTCAACCGAGTGTTCCCAAGACCATTTTTTTTCCGTTATAATAAACACCGGTAAATGTCCTTTTTTCTGAGCATCAGCCGCCGCTAATATCATAGCTGTTGTTTTTGAAGTATTTGAATGACCTAACATCATATTGATACCCCCCATTACAGGTCCGGGTAAACCACAAGCATCCATAAAAGCTTCACCGCAGTTATAGAAGCTTTCAGGTTTGTATTTTGTTTTTGTAGAGAATTTACCCTTTATATCCTCTAACGAGAATGTTTTCTTTTTAATCGCCATATTTCTAATTAGTTTAATTTGTTATTTTTTTTAGACAAGTAGGACACCAAGTATATCTTAGTGTCCTAACTATATGTCTAAATTATTTGATTAGAAAGGCATATCATTATCCTCTTCATCTCCCGCTTGTGGGTCAATTGGTGCAGATGGTTTAGAACCACCAAACGATACTTCAGACTCATCAGAGTTACCATAATCATAACCACCTTTATCAGAATTCCATTTTGGAGTTTCACCTCTTGCAATAGATTCTAAGTACTCAACTGGTTTTTTAGAGTAAACATCTTCCCAAGTTAATTCATCGTTAATCCAACTTTCAGCAAGTTTTGAATCTTCGTGAATTGGTGCTGCATCATCATACATAACCGTTTGAATTACTGTATAAACAGCTCCCTTTGGAGTCTTAGCCTTAGTTAATTCTAAGATAAGGTCTCTACCTTTTTCAGGGTCAGCAATATCACCTTTATTTCTGTAGATAGGGATGATTTTGTCGTAGATACCTTCATTCTTGTAGTTAGATTTAAATCTCCAAAATTTAACTCCATCCCCCTCATTATCTCTATCGATAACTTTAACAATGTAAAATTTACGAGCCAAATAATTTGACGATAATTTTTTGTCCTCTTCTTTTCCTGTTTCACGAAGTTCTTCATAAACCTCAGTTAAAGGTGAGCGTTCATTGTCGTTTTTTCCCGGGTCATAAAATTTTTGGAATTTTCCATCCACTTGAATCTCGTGGTACCAAACTTCTTTAAATGGTGAAGAACCATCTGTTGTTGGTAAGATTCTTAATCTTCTTTGGCCTTGAGTTTCCTTATCTGGAAGGATTGCCGCGAAGTATTTTTTCATTCTTTCTTCTTGTGTAAATTTTGTAGTAGAAGAATTACTACCTTGTTTTGCTTTCTCGTATTGAGCCAAAACTGCGTCTAATGAATTTGTCGCCATAGTGTTTAAAATATTTAAAGGTTTATAAAAGTATAAGTGTTAAAGGTGTGTTTGTCAAATTGTTTTGTGAAATAAAAACGGTCCGAAGACCGTCTTATCTATCTAACTTGTTGAAACCCTGACGAACTATCGTCAAAATTTCTAAATGTTTTTTTAATTTCAACAGGTGAATAATCTTCAACATCATCTTGTGTTAAAACATATTCATTTTTTCCTGATTTTTCCATGTCCTCTTCTTTATCATCAAAAAATTGACTTAATTTTTGATTGAATGGTCCCGAATCTAAAGTTCTAAGTTCTAATTTTTCTTGAGGAGTTTTTTCTCTATATTTTTCAATCTTCGCTTCTAAATCATTCAATTTACTCATAATACCATCCATCTCACCTAACTTAGATTCTAAGTTATCTAAATGTTGAAATAAATTATCAAAATACTCTTCTTGTTTTTGTTCAACATTTTTCTGAGATTTTACTAAATCAGTAATATCCATTTCTTCAGTTGAACCCCCTGTTTTATCCCCTGTTTCACCTTCACCAACTTTTTCCACATCAGGGTCAGTAGTTAAATCAACCGGTTGTGGTCCTGCTGGAGCTTCAGGTGATGGTGTTACCATATTTGGGTCCATAGGAGCTGGAGCTCCTCCCATAGGTGGTAACGCATTTGGGTCTTCACCCGGAGGTGGTGGTAAAGTAGCATCTTGTTCTACAATATAACTATTAATTGAATTATATCTAGCAATCTCCTCTAAAATTCTATTATCTATTTTTTTCATTTTATCCGTTTAATAATTGTTTTACACCTGTTGTAGTTTCAACTTGTATTTTTCTATTTTGACTCATAGTGTTATCAACTCTTTCAATTAGACCATCTTTCATTCTAATTGTATAACAATCACCTGAATCTAAATCACATACTTGTTTTGAACCGTTACCCATATCTTTTTCGGTAGTACGGGTTTTTTTACCTAAGTAATTTTCTAATAATGATTTTGTATCCATAATCTTTTTTATATATAAATATCTGTTTATTTGTAAATGTTACTAATTTGGTGTTTTGTTATAATTTCCACTTATTGGGTTATAAATATTAATAGAATCCTGAACATTACTTTCAATTGTTGTAATAACTGTAGGATTTATTTTTGTATAAAACGAATCATCATACATTGAAGTTTCACCATATAATATTAAAAATTTTGTAATGTCTTTTGAATTAACACTTTTAATTTTTCCAACCCTATCTTTATATCTTGATATTAAAAATTCAACATTTTGAGTTAAACTAGTAAAGACGATATATGGTTTATTTTCATTACTACAATAATATTTTTTTGTCGTAAAAAATGATTCAACAGATGGACCCCAATCTTGTTTTAAATCCGTATCACTAAAATTAAATGAATGCGATTGTAACACGCCACTTTGAGATGAACTCAAGTACATTTTTGCAAAAACTGCGTAACGAAGTTTTTGGTCTGTTGTTTTTAACGATATTAAATCCACAACTTCTTTATATGTTACACTAGTACTTAATTTATCATTAATAACTGTAAATTTACCATATTTATTTTGTTTTGCCTCCATAGGCTTACAGTTTTGACTATTGCTTTGAGTCGTACCATCTTGACTTACATTTTTACTAATTACACTATTTTTTTGATTAATAATGTTAGTATCCACACCTGATTTAAGAGCTTTCTCCTTCTCTTGTTTATCTTTATTATTTTTTTCAATAATTGATTGTAATAATGTTGTCTTAAGTGATTGAATATAATTATCTATCTTAGGTAAAGAAGCCGTAGGTTGTCTAATACCTTCAAAAATTGTCTCAAAATGTCCTGGTGTTATTGAATGATTAACTTTTTGAATCATATAAGGACCACTAAACATTGGTACGTGTCTTAAATTAAAGTACATCGTAGGTTGTATCATAGCGTTACCCAACATAGTTACAGTACAAGCATAACTTCTATTTTTATATAAGTTATACAATGACGTATTCTGAGTGGCACCACCCCTATTATTTGATTGATTAGCCATTTGATTTAATACTTCCAACGATTCTGCCGTAGCTAAACCAGGGTTTTGAGAAACATTAAACCCTTGAAATATAGATTGATTTTGTGGTCCAAATTCAACATTAAACCCAACAACCTTATTTGACTTATCCCAATCATTTTTACCTATTTGATTTTCAACTAATGGGTTATCAACTCGTCTTAAATCAAACGCATCATTTCTATATCTATAATCAACATTCTCTTTTAAATCGAGTTGTTCACTTGGTTTTCCAGCATAAAAACAAACCATTTTAGCAGAAGAATCTCTATAATCAACATTCATAAATGTACCAAATAAGGTATTAGCAAATTCCAACGTTCCTTCCGGTTTTGGTTTTGGATTTTTAACCGCATTTTGAACATTATAAAAATTTACATATGATGGTATATTCATAACAACAAAGTTATTTCTAACCAATATTGTTTGAACATATGTTAGCATTGTCGAGGTAACATTTATATCTGTTAAATCAACTTGTAACTTTTGAATATCCACAAGAATTAAATCGCCCACATCTCTACTTGCTCTATCCATCAATAAAACATCCTCAAATAATGTTTTTTCTTTAAAATCAGTACCTGAAATCCATTTATCATTTGTCGCTTTAAATGATTCCCATAATTCAAGTTTAGTTTGTTTACTTTCCAAAACAGTTTCAATTTTAGGTTGAGGAGTAAAATTAACATTAGGTAACTTATTTTGTAATTTAATCATTGTACTGTTTATAATTCTATTAGTAAATAAATCTAAACTATCTAAATGTACATCCATTAATTTAACAAACTTATCATAATTCAAAGTTTTATCTTTTAATTTTTGAGTTGCATATATTTTAATTATTGGTGCCAATTTTTCAATATTATACACATCAAAAGCCACATTACAATCAATAAAAAAATCTGTAATATACGAACCACCATCTTTATATAATAACTCTGGTATATCGGAGAATCCAACATAGGTCTCCAATGCTTTCCACTCTAAAGGATAAGTTTCTAATGAATTATTTAATGTTGTACCACTAGGTAATGCGTTTGGTGTTGTATAGTTATAATAATCCCAAGTAATAGGATTTTCAATTTCTACTTTATGTTTATTTGAAAAGGTGTAAAATAATTGTTTATTAAATGACGATGGATTACCTAATTTAAAATAAACATCATAATTTAAAAATTGAGAAATCGTATTAGATATTTTTGTTAATTGTTTAGATTGAATGTCGCTAACTGATTGTTCATTAGTTGTTGTTGTATTTGTAATTTTCATCATATTTCTCAATAATGATTGGAAATTTTTAAACGATTTTTCTGTATCCGTATCTGTTGAATTTTCATCAACTTTATAATCATAAACAGATATCGTAAAATTTAAAAACTCATTTTCAAATTTATCTAAAGCATCTCTATCAAAAACAGAAAACATTTCACTAATTTCTGTATAATTAATTAATTCACCATTAATTGAGAAATTTTCTTGAGCACTTTGCCCATTAAACACTTGTTTTAAATATCGAATAGGGTCTGGTTTAACAACCTTACTATTATCAAAATAACCATAATTAGGTGCCGCCCAAAATAATCTAGCCGACCCATTATACATAGAAGTATTACCAGTTAAATCATACACTAATTCACTTAATATATTAAAACATTCATTCTTTGTTTGATTAAAAACACTACCATTTGATGGCATAACATAAGCATATTGACCATAATCTGCTGTAACAGAAACAGACCATGGAATAACTCTATTAGTTATACAATATGAGGTAGGAATACCCATAGTATTATCTATTACCGCCTCAGGAACATAATTTAAAGTAAGTCCTTCGGTGAAACCACTTTGAATACCTCCACTGGTGTAATCTGTGAATATATTATACCCCTGATAAAACACATTAAAATCATTTATCAATTTAGGATAGAATCCGGTATTAATTGTTGTTGTGTAATTTATACCATTAAGTGTTGATGCTGTTGTTATTGTTTCCAACACAATAGTTGTTGCCGATATTTGACCCGGAATGGTAAAATTATAAACCGTAGATGTTTTACCACTAATAGGGTCATAATTATTTTTATAATCAAAATCTTTCCAAGAATCACTTAATATATCAACATTAGTATTAACATATGTTTTATAACGATGCCAAATAGAACCTATCTTTAACGCCCAAGCATACGGAACCTTATGTAAAGCCGCAAATTTTTTCATAGACGCAAAAATATAATCTAAATTTTCTTCAGAATAATTTGTGTCGTTACCTGTATATGTTTTATATTTTTCTCTTAAGGTTGATAATGGCAAACTGTTAATAAACAAATAAGCGGAACTAACATATGGGTATTTAACACCATTTTTAACATTTTGAACCCCCTCTTGAATTGAATTTATAAAATATGGAGTATTAAACATTGAGGTTGTTTGATAACTACTAACAAGCCCACTATAGTTCAAATATTTAACATCACCTTCAGTTGGTAATTGTTTCGTATATGTTCTACTACTATAAAAATTTCTTAAATCATTTCCAACAATTGGTGCAATTACATTTTTATAAACAAAATTAGTTATTGGTTTTTTAACATCCTCTGATTGAGTATCACTAAAATTTGTAACAACTTTTTTAACAGTATTATATAATAATGTTTTTGTTGTGTTAAATGCTAATTTTTCATCTGTTGCAACCCCATTAGCCAAATTATTCTTAACCCAAGTTTTATCTGTAAATGGGTAAGTATCTGTTAAATCAAATTGATTTGATGTAGTAGAATTTGAAATGTATTCGATTATATCCTTTTCATTATTAACAGAAACTAATGGTTGGGACTCAGAATTATTAACAACACTTTTAGATTTAAACTCAAAAGACGCGTTTTCCACAACATTTTTAATATAACCTGTATTAAAAATACCTCTTATATAATTTTGCCAACTTTGGGAAACGCCCTCATTTGAAATATGTTTTAACACACTATCAAATTTAACTGAAGTAAAATTATATTCTTTTAAATTTTTAATTAATTCCACATCATTATTATCTGATAAACTATTTAACACATTAATAGATTCACCTTCACTAATAACGTTTGAAACTTTATCAGTCTCCGAAGTTAAATTATTAGTTCTATCTAATTTAGAATATTGAGAGGTTAATAATGTTCTTTCATAAATTTCATAAAAATATTTTACTAATTCTTTGTTAGCATAAACATCATTACTAATTGGAAATTCGATAGCATTTGTTGAAACTCTTACAGGGTCTTTTTTTGAATTTGACGATTTTGTTGATGGTGGTGGTGGTGGTGTTTTTTGAGTCATTGAACTAATAAATTCTTCAACAAACTCTATTTCAGGCCAAATATCATATAAATAACCTTTAGTTTCTCCAATAATATCACTATCACCAGGATATCTTAATTCATATTTTTCCTGACCTTTTTCCCCCGGAGTTTCTTTTATTACTTGAGGCCAAGGATATACCGGTTGATTTTTATCATCTCCGGAATCTTTACTATCAGCACTTGCATTAGCAACTTGTTTATTAAAAATAACATCTTTTCTAATTTTAGTATCTCTTTGAGCCCAAGCTTTAGTATGAACTTCATCCAATAAACGTAAAAAAGCCTCACCATTTGCAAAAACAACCGCCAACACATTTCTAATTGTTGGTACAAAACCAATACCATTATCCTTATTCTCCAATAAGGCCGATAAAGCCTTTGTTAATTCATCTTCAATTTCATTTCTTTTGGTTTTTAAGTTTTTATTCATATTATCAGTTAAATCGATAAATGAACCAGTTCCTTCAAATACAAAATATTCAGAAATAGCTTGTTTAGCACCATTTTTAAGAGTTACAGATGTGTTATGAAAAAGATTTGTCTTTTCTAATTCCGCTTGGAATTTTTTTAAATCTTCCGGAGTTGCTTGACTATTTTTTCTTTGTAATTTATATGTTTCGGTTAAATTAATATCCGTTGGTTTAATTTGTATTGTAAATACTTTTTCATAAGTAATATCATTAGGTATTTTACATTCCGTTTTTTTACCATTAATCACATAACTACCGTTTGTACCACAAGTAGAGTTTTCATTAAGTAATTTATTATTCTTATCAATAATCCCCTTCAATTTTGAAATTGCGTCAGACTTATTTTGGTCGTTTAATTCTTTTTTGAATGTATAAACTTTTGTATTTAATTTATTTAAGATATAATAATTACTTGTATCCATAAATTCATTAAACCATGAAGTTTTTACAGTATAAAAAACTTCTTTTTGATAATCCCTTAACTGAATACCATAGGTATCTAAATTAGTTAAAGGGTCCAAGTTTTGTTTAATAAACGAATCAAGAACATTTTTAATAAAATTATCAATTCTGTCTTTCATCTGCATTAAAGTAATTTCAGGGAAATCATCCGCAATTAAACCTTTTGATTTATACTCACTATATAATTCTCGTATTTTTTGATAACCTCTTTCAACGACAACATTATCTGTTTTAGTTGTTGGACTTGGACCACCACTAGTTTGACTAATATTAAATCTTGATTGATACATATGTGGTGTCGCCAATAAAGCCCCCATCGTTACATCAGCTAAAACAGTATATTTGTATGTGTAAAACTTTAAATCAATATCAAAGTTACCTGTGTTTCCATTATATGTTGTAGTAAAATTTTGTAACATTAAGGCTAATCTAACCGCCTTACCAAAATACCCTTTTATCGTTAAATGAAATAATGGGTAAGGTAAATTGAAAAACGCCGCATATGGAGAATTATCACCCGCTTCAAATAACGCCCTACCTTTAATATCCACCAACCTAATATCAATTGTTGGCATAAAATCTAACCCTTGTCTAATGTTAATAGAAGTTATCCCCAATAAACCATTATCCGTAGCCCCCGGTTTTCCGTTTGAACTAATAGTTTGTTTAATGTAAAAATCATCACTGTTATTAGGATTAGTTATCCCTTTAAAAGTTGGTTGATTAACACCATCACCTTTTATAGCACCTTTACCCGTTAATTCATCCGTATATGAATTATCTAAATAATCTTTACCACCAGGCTTTAAAAAATTAATTTTTGCAATAGAAACTGTTCTAATAGAATCATTATTTGCAACCCCAATAGCTAATTTAGTTCTTGGTAAGACATTACATTCAAGATTAGCGTACATCACTAAATCCTCTTGTTTAACGTATCTATCCTTCACTTTATTATCACTATCAATAACTTTGTTTGGGTCAATAATTGTAATGTTATTGTAGTCGAATTCGACCAATATATTTTCAGAGTTACCTACCATAATAATAGAAATGATTATCTAATTGAGATTTATATTCTTGTAAAGATGATACTAAAGGAAATGGAATTGTTAATATCGCAGCATCCGGTATAGACCATTCATCACCACCAAAAATTGGGTTTCCCGCAAGAATTAACCAACCAAAAGTTGGGGTACCATAATATTGTTGTGATATTTTATCCAATCTAGATTGACCAACTTTATAAATATATCTTTTATCCGACGATTTACTAGAAACGGAAATATAAGGAACAATAGTTTGTTCACCATTTAATAAAAATTGATTATATCTATTATAATTTTGTCTATTATTCATTTTTAATTAAATTGAGTTTTATCAGTCCAAATTATTTTATCACCATCATTCTTACCTTGGTATAATAAAAATAAATTTTTAGTTTGTTCAACATTCTTTGATGATGGTTCTGTCGTATAATTAAATTTACGTGTTTTACCTTTTTTATAAAGGTTTTCAACCACAAGATAATTTTTATAATCGTTACTCTTTTTAAATGTTTTATAAAACTTTTCTTCTTCCTTTAATTCTATTTTAACTTTATCTTGAAATTTATTAACAATTTTATTAAATGATTTTAATAAATTTGGTGTTGATTTATCCATATCATTAGTAATTATTGACGTTTTAAACGTATTAAAATCATCACTATTATCAAATATTTGAGACATAACCATAAAAAATCTTTTACCTGGCAAATCTGTTAATTCAAAAACTGTTGATGTTGGATTAAACCCTCCCGGTTCGTTATATCCATTATAAATAATACTCTTATCAATAAGATATTGATTAAATTTATTTAAATTATTTGAAACCGATTTATAATCTGTTGATAATTCATCATAGGTATCTAATGGTATCGGTTTACTTGATTTATCAATTTCTGTTGTACCGGAAATATTATATATTTTAGGTTTTGAATCAATAATAACACCATCAGATAATGTTGTAACAAAATTAATTTTTCTAAAAACTTGAACCATATCAACTTGTTGTTGAACGACATTACTAACAATAGTACTAACACCTAAACTAAAATCAGTTTTATAATTAGTTAAATATGTTTTTAAATTTGTTTTAACACTTCTAAGTGTTGCATCATTAAAGTTTTCCGCAATTAATCCTAAAATTATGAAATTACTATTATTATCAACATCTTCAATTGTTTTATTAAATAATTCATCAATTCTACTCTCAAAAACAGATTTACCAAAAATATTTACAGTAAAAGATGGTGGTAAATTATCAATATTAAAATTAGATATACCATCAGTATATTGTCTTTCTTTTGAAATTAATTGCCAAATACCATTATTATATGATTTAGTCATACTCTCACCTTGATTAACAATATTAGTATAATACTCTTTAGTTACATCTAATAAAGTATCCATAATTTTCATGTAGGTTATATCACCAGTTTGACCACTAACACCATTAACAGTTGTTTGTATTTGTCCAATAGTTTCTCCAGCAGTATTTGTTTGTTGATTATCAACTTGAGCAACAGTTAATGTTGGTTGTTCATCAATTAAAGATTGGAAATATTCTTTATCTAACTTTTTCCAACTATCATCCGTCCATTTTGCTCTTTCATCGTAAATTTCAGTATTAGCATAATAATTGAACGATAAAGCGTTTTGTAACTCTTCTACCGGTTTTTCTAATCCCATTCCACCAATCATATCAAATTGCATCGTAACATTTGCAATCATTGGTTGGATTCCAATACCCTCAGGATTCATATCAAAAACCAAAGGTTCATATGAAAAACCAATTGACCTTGGTATAATTTTACCATTATAAAAATCCCCAATTCTTAAAACTAAAACAGGTGGTGCTCCAAATGAGGTGTTTAACGCATCATTAGCTACTATCTGACCTTTATCCCCAATAACAGGAATTGATTCACCAGGTCGAACACATTGATTTAAAAACGTCAAACGAGAGTTTAATCCTTCAGGTGTCATAGAGTGAAACGCAGGGTTAAAATATTTGATTTTTTCCTGTATAGAATCATATAACATTGGTACTTCTTTCTTAATAACATCAAAATAATCACATTCAGATAGTAATCTTCTTAATATTAATTTACTAATACCTTCTTTTATTGTTTTTTCTGTTCTAGTAGTTTTTGCTTTTGGTTTTATTGGCTCAGATATCGTTGGTTTGATTTCATCCTTTATTATAGGTTCAACTGGTTTATCTGAAGGAATATCCGTAACTTTTATATCTTTAAAAATAACTCTTCTACAAGCCATTGCAGCAACTGAATAAACTTGAGCCTGTTTATTAGACGCAGC